CGCCGCTCCGAAGGCTGAGGCTGCCGCTCCCAAAGCGGCCGCCGACCCGGAGGAATACGAGCGCCGCCGCCTGAACGGCGAGGGTCTCAACGGAGGATCGGACCGCTCGACCGGGCAGAAGCCCAAGGCTTCGATCAGCCCGGCGGCGATCTACGAGGCGCGCCGCGGCCGCTAAGGCTGGGCTCCAAACGAGGACACGATGATGGAAAAGAAAATCGAAGGCGCCCGGGATCTCGGGTTCCTGCTTACCGAGGCTCCCGGCGCCCTGTCGCGCGAGAGCGTGACGATCGTCAGCGGCGAGGGCGTCCTGGCCCCCGGCACAGTGCTCGGCCAGGTGACCGCTTCGAAGAAGTTCGTCGCCTCGCCGAACGCCGAGGTGGTCGGCAAGGAAGGCGGCGAGACGGCCACGGCCATCCTTGCCTATCGCGTCGATGCGACCGCGAGCGACATCGAGGCGGTCGTCATCGACATGAACGCGGAGGTGAAGGGTCCGGAGCTCGCCTATCACGCAAGCGTCGATGACGAGACGAAGCGGGGTGCCAAGGCGACCCAGCTCCGAGGGGTTCACATCAAGGTCCGTTGATCGACGAACCTCTTCACCCGACCTTCCCACGCGGCCCGCCCATGAGCGGGTTTTTTTATGAGGAGCCAAGAAAATGCCCGGCATGGACATTTTCAACGAGGACGCGTTCTCGCTCGTCTCGCTGACCGCTGCGATCAACAAGCCCAAATATCGGCCCGGCCAGATTTCCCAGGCCGAAATTTTCAACGAGGACGGCGTCACCACGACGACGGTCTACGTGGAAATGCGTGACGGTCAGCTCGCCCTGGTCGAACCGACGCCCCGGGGTGGACCCGGCGAGACGACCGGCAGCGAGAAGCGGGAGGGCATTCCGTTCCGCGTTCCCCACTACCAGCGTGACGATGCTGTTCTTGCCGACGAGGTGCAGAACGTTCGCGCATTTGGTTCCGATTCAGATCTGGAGACCGTCGTCGACCGCGTCGAGAAGCGGGGTGAGCGGCACGCTCAGGATCTCACGATGACGCTCGAGCATCAGCGCTGTGGCGCGATCAAGGGTGTGATCCTGACGAAAGGCGGAAAGGTTCTCTCCAACCTCTACACGGACTTCGGTGTTGCCACTCCCGCCGCGGTGTCGATGGAACTTGACGTCGACGCGACCGATGTCGGCGAGGTGTTCGATGGGGTGCGCTACGGGATCGAGGACGCGCTCGATGAGCCCTACAACGGCCTGCATGTCTTCGCCGGCCGGGACTTCCACACCGCGATGTGGCGCCACAAGAGCTTGAAGGAGACGCTTCTGGCGTCCGGTATCCCGGCACTTCAGCTGCGCAACGCCGTGCCGGACGTCTTCGAGTTCGGCGGTGCTACCTGGGAGCGGTACCGCACCGGCGCCGCGGCGACTTCAGATCTCGGCTCGCCCTACATCGCGGCGAACGAGGCGCGCGTCGTGCCGATCGGCGTGACGGATCTCTTCATCACCCGCTTCGCGCCGGCCGACTACGAGGAGACCGTGAACACTCTCGGGCTGCCGTTCTACATGAAGCAGTGGGAGATGAAGAACGGCAAGGGTCGCGAGATGGAGGTTCAGATGAACGCCATCTCGCTCTGCACCCGGCCCGAGGTTCTCCGCAAGCTCACCCTCACCTGATCGGCTGCGATCGCCGTGCCGCCCGTCATCCTGCCGGGCGGCATTCCGATGCTGTGACGATGGAGACCATGATGTCCTCGAAACACTACACGATGCGCTCGACGGTAATCGTGCCGGAGAGTGTGGCCAGGCTGAAGGACGGACAGGCTGTGGCCCCGGGCACGACGGTCCGCCTACCGCAGGTCTATGGCGATCATCTCGTCGCCGAGCGACTGGCCGATCCAAAATCGAAGGAGGAGGCCGCCGCGCCGGCTGAGACCGATCTCGACAAGATGACCAAGGACGAGCTCGTCGCCGAAGCGGCAAAGCGCAATGTCGAGGTCAAGCCGGACGCGCTGAAGGACGAGATCCTGAGCGCGCTCACGGCCGCGGCAGCGAAAGCCTGATCTTGCCTTGCCCGTCGCGCGGAACATTGCAGAACTCCGGGACACGATCGTGGCCGGGGTGGATTCGCGATGGGCGGAGCCGTTGCGCGCGTCCTTCCTGGAGGACGGGGCGGCCGACCCGGACCGTCCCGCCTTCGAGTTCTCCGCTCCGCTTCGCAGTGGAAAGGCAGAGAGCGAGGACGTGTCGGGCGGCCGGACGTCGGCGTGGCTGACGAGCGTCGTCGGCAGCGTGGCAACCATCTGGATCGACCGGGCCACGTATGAGGGCCCGGACCTTCGCAAGGGCGACATGGTGAAGGCGCTGAGCCGTCCCGAAACACCCTGGTTCCAGGTTCTCTATGTCGACGATCGCAATGCATGGCGCCTCGTCGTCTATCTCGGGGCAGCCTGACCGATGAGCTTGATCCGTCTCGGCATGCGCGTGGCCGTGGTGCAGGCGCTCAGGGGTCGTACCCTGGTCGGAGACAACGTGCTCGACAGTGAGATCGGTGCGTTGGAGACGGACGCGAACGGTATGCTTCGCAGCGGCCAGAAGAAGCCGTTCGTCATCGTCTACACCGACAAGACCGATCGGCGGGATGAGGAAGGCTGGCCGCGAGACTTTGCGTCCAACGGAATGACGGACCTCGTGTTCGAAATCGGCATCGCTGCCACGATGTTCGATCGCGACCCTGATGAGGGTACTGCGGAAGTGTTTGCCGGCATTCCGCCGACCGATCGGGCTTTCGAGTTCCACCTCGATGTCGTGTGCCGGCAGATCGCCGACGCGCTCAGGGACAGTGACAATGCCTGGTCGAAGGTCGTTCTCGGCCTTTCGACCGAGATCGTCAGGATTGAACGGGCACGGGCGAGCTCCACGGAGCAGGTGGGCCGGCTTGCCGCCGCCCAGCTGCGTGTCACGCTGAAGCTGATCGAGGATCCGCCACGCGGTGAACCCATCAATCCCGTGACACCCTTCGGACAGCTGCTCGCGCTGATGGAGGAAAGCGGCGCGACCGATCTGGTGGCGTACGCCACGACGATCCGCTCGCTGCTCGCCGGTGACCATGAGCCGTGGCGGATCGCCCAGGAACGTATGGGCCTCAGCGCGAGCGAGGTTGCGGCCCTGGGCATCGGTCCGATCGAGGACGGTGCGGAGATCGAAGACCTGACCATCGAGGTCGACGGACTTGGATCCGTCGCCGTCACGGGGGACGACTGATGTTCGACGTGATCGTGGGCACGAAGCTCGATCTGGAGATGCTCAAGACGGCGTTCGCCAATGCGCTGAAGGTCGGGCCCGTCGCCGAGGTCGACCCGGCCAAAGGGTATCGCCTTGATCTCGGCACGGCCTCGGACGGCGGCCGGCATCTGTCGCCCTGGTATCCGCATCCGGAAAGCGGCGGCGCCACGCGGACGTGGGTTCCGCTGTCGAAGGGGCAGATCGTGGGAGTGATGAACCCTGCCGGCGATCCTCGGAAAGGGGTCCTGTTCCGGGCGGGCTTCTCCGGCCAGGCGCCGCCTCCGTCTCAGGACCTCGGGGAGAATGTCTTCACGCTCGGCGCGGTGCGGATCTCCATCACCGGCGACACCGTCACGCTGACGATCGGGGACACGATCATCACGATCGCGGCGGACCGGATCGTGATGGACGCCGGCCGGATCGACATCGGCTGATGGGAGAGCCGGCACACCGCATCGGCGATGCCGACACCGGCGGCGGCATCGTGACCGGCTCGCTGCAGTCGAAGGTCAGGATCAACGGCAAGCTGGCCGCAGTCGATGGCAGCCCGGTCTCAGGACACGCGCCGTTCATGCCGCCGCACACGGGGCCGGTCACGGCGCACGGGTCGGCGAGGGTTCGGTTTGGCGGAATCCCCGCCAACCGGGAAGGAGACGCCGACACGTGCGGACACGCGCGGGCCGGCGGCTCACCGAACGTCAACATCGGGTGAGATTATGGAAAAGCGAGACTATGACGTCGCCGAGGGCGTGTCCTGGGTGAACGGGACGCGTGTGCCTGCCAATCGGGTCGTGACCCTCACGGAAGCCGAGGCGCGCTACGATCTCGCCCTCGGCCGGATCTCGCTCAAGGCCGGGCGCCGTGCCAAGCCGGCCCCGGCCACGGCCACGACCGACGAGGCGTCCGACCAGTGAGCGGCGTCGATCGGCGGACCGGCCGGATCATCGGGACCCTCGAGTGCGCCTATCAGGGCGTCGAGGTGACGCTCGGCACCCGGATCGGCTCGCGCGTCATGCTGCGCGAGTTCGGCGGCGGGGTGGTCGAGCTCCTCGGCCGTGCGATCACGCCCAAGCTCTTCGCCGCCTGGCACCAGCTGGTCGGCACCGCGATCGAC